CGGGAGCCGGGCCAGCACGTCGGTGAAGTTCCGCATCGTCAGGTCGCCGAAGGTCGTGTTGCCCGTGGCAGTCACGACGCTGGCCGAGTAGGCCGACTGGAGAACCTTGGTGCAAACGCCGGTCACGCCGTGGAACGCCAACGTGCCATCACCGACAAACCCGGCGTTGTCGAATGCTTCGGCAAACGCCTGGGACACTTCGACCGCCATCGCATCGGCGAGGTCGATCACCGAGTCTTCGAGCAGGCTGTTCGGAGTGCGGTTCGCCACGCCCCAAATCTTCGCGTTGAGTTCGACGTTATCGAACGTCACGTCGCTCTGGGTCACTTCGACGTTCTCGCCGACCGGGCGAGCGGTCAGGCCGCCGGTGCGGCGCGGATAGACGAGCGTGTCGCTGTTCATCACGGCCCGCTTCGCGTACTGCGGATATACGCCGAATTCTTCCACTAACCTAATGATCTCTCCGGCGAGCTCCGGGCTCGAAAGTACACCGCCGAGCGAATTGATTCCGCCGGCCTGGGCGCGGGTCTCGACGCCGTGATCCTGGCACCACCGGCGGGCTTCGGCATCGCCGAACACGTAGCCCTTCAGGTGCATGCCAGCACGGTAGGCGGTCTCGGCGTCCTTGAACGCGCGGAGGTTGTTGTGCGACTTCGGCACGGCATACTCACGCTTCTCCACGGCAGTCTCCTTCGACTCGGGGGTCTCGATCGCCTTGGCCGGAGCAGCACGCTCCAAAACGGCCCGCAGTTCGCTTTCCTTCACCTGAACGCGCTGCACGAACTCAATCCGCTCGCGGAGCTTGTCGGCCTTCTCTTCGAGCGAACGGAGTGACGCCTCCTGCTCGGCAGTCATGGGCTCGGCGGGGGCATCGCCTTCCGGCGAGTCCTCGGTCATCGCTTCCATCTCTGCGACAACGGCGGCCAGTTCATCGAGCAGAGCCTTGAGCTTTTCGACAGCCACGTGAGCGTCTCCTGTGTTCGGGGGCGGCGACCGATGCCGCCGATACCCTCACGCTACGGAGACGAGGCCCAACCCTTGCAGCACACGCACGGCGGGCAGTAAAGGACTAGCCCGCGGCTTTGAGCCGGCGAACCTCGGCAGACGGCAACACATGCTTATCTGTGCAGCCACAATCGCGGCATCGTAAGTACCGAATTTGGTACTCGCCCTGTCGCTGGCTTGAAGCAACCAGCAATCGCCCGCACTTGCACTGCGGACAGTCGTCGCCCGATTTAGCGGCCATGCGTCCCCAGGTACTCGCGGAGTTTGTTCGCCTGCTGGCGGAACGTAGCACGCTTGGCAAGCGAGGCGGCACGCTTCTCCACCTCCGCTTCGCGCGTCTGGCGGAACTGGTCGAACGACCGCTTCGCCACCGCCACGTCGGAGTCGGGGTAAGCCGGGAACGTGGTCGGAGAAACGTCGATCAGAGAATCGACCGCCTTGATCGTCCGCACGCTGCGGCCTTCCTCGACGCTCCACTCGTCGCCACCCTTGGCGACTTGGAACGCGAAGGAACTGCCCTTCACGATCCCCGCTCGAATATTGGCAGCGATGTCGCGGCCATAGGTCGTGTCGGGAACCGGGAACTCGTACCGGAGCCCGATGTCGTCAACCGTCAGACGCAGCGTCTCGGGGTAGCGGGCGAGCGGGAAGTTTGCGTCGTGGTTCCACAAGGCCCGGGTCTGGAGCGGCTTCTTGCGGCCACGCCGCTCAGTGACGATCGCGAACGCGCCGGGGTCTAGCCGCTCCACGAAGTCGCCCAGGTCGAGCGAGAGCGTGTTGAACTTGGCGGCATAGCCAACGATCCACTCCTGCGAGGCGTCGGAACCTTCCTCGCTCCGCGTCTCGACCGCGAGCAGCGGCGTGTCGGATTCGACTTCGTCAAGGATCAGGGAGCGGCGTTCGATTGCGTTGACCATGTTTCGGTTCTCCTCGTCTGCGGCGTTCATTTGTTCCACAAGTTTGCGAGCCCATGCGTAGCCGGGATCGGAGCCCCACAATGCCCAGGCGATACGCCCGTTGCTGGGAAAGCCCGGCTCGCCGGGGCTCCAGCCTTCACCTTGCTTGTCGATTTCATGGCGGTCGAAATACGCCTTCATTCGGCGGGCGGTCTCAGGCGAGATCTTCACGCCGTTCGAGAGGTCGCGAGCCCGAGCGATGCCGACCGCCGTGCCACCCCGGCCGTACTCGCTTCGCCACGCGAGACCCTTCGCGGCTTCGTCGCGGACACCATCCGGCGGCGTGAAGTCGATGTGGTCGTAACTAGCCGCCACGCTTCCGCCCCTTTCGCTTTGGCTTGCTGTATCCCTTCTCCTCGACTGTCGGCGGCTCGGGCAGCGGGTCGATCTTCGTGAGCGTCGCCACCTTGTGCCCGACTTGCGTCTCGGTCGCCCGCCAGCCGCCGCTCACTTCTTCGTACAGCGTGATGAGGGCCGCCGGGTCTTTCTCGCTCGCGTCGAGCTTGAAGTCGGTGCCCGGGACATCGAGCGTGCCGTAGTCCATCACGTGATCGACCCGCCCGCGAGCACGACCGCCCGATGAATTCCACGACACGAAGTCGCCTTCGGAGACACTGCCCGGCTTGGCACGGGCTTCGAGGAGAGATCGCTTCTTATTTTTTGCGGGCTTTTGTCCCTGCGGGTTGTCGCTGTCGTATGTTTGCCCTGCTTTAACTTTCTGCTGCCAAAACTCCTGCAACATCTGCGCGGCCTTGTCGTCGCCGTCCTCTCGAAGTTTCTTTTGGATTGCAGCCAGTCGCGCAACATTTTCTACGCTCATGTTTACCGGACCGTCGCCGATAAGTTCCTGCACGGCATCCGTATCTGCCTTCTTTGGCCTCTCAGTTTTTGGCGTATCGGCAGTAGCGGGAGACTCGCCGGCAAGCACGTCGATCTTATGCTGCGCAGCCTCCGACTTGACTTGGTCGAATTTCTCTTGCTTGATAATCAATTCCGTATTTTTTGCCCCAGGGAACGGTTCTCCATTGGGGTTGGGCGACGGCGGATCTTGAATAAAAGTGCTGGCCTCGCGCGGGTCTAACTTGTCCGAATACGTCGGTCCTCCCAGGGAGTATTTGCCTTCCTCAACCCCCTTGAGCACCATCTTCTTCAGCTCGTCATCAGTCACGCCCAGCTTTTCTTTCAGATCAACGAGCAAGACATTTTTCCCAATTCCCATAGGGGATGCTGTGATCGCATCGGCAAGCGCGCCTTGGCTAGTTCGCCCGCCTTTGCCGGAACTGTCTCCGCCGCCACCGCCCTTGCTACTGCACGAATTGTCGATCCCGCCGCCTTTGCCGGTCTTGCAAAAAGCCCGAGCAGCGGTCTCGGTCGGCTGCGGAAGGCTCTCTGAGACGCCGGCCAGGATGCCTTGAATCTGAGCAGGCGAAATACTCGGGAAGCTCGCCGCAATCATCGACCCAGCGCCTTCCTTTGTGAGCAGGCCGGCGGGCACTTGAGAGATGATCTGAATCAGTCCGTTGATCTGTGCCCCGTTGAGGCTCACATCGGCCACTTGCGGAGCCTCCGGCTGGGCCGGCTCGCCCGGCACCGCAGGCACCACCGGCTCGCCAGCCGCAGCGGCCAGCCCGCCTTCGACCGCCTGCCCGTCGATGCCGCTTCCCGGCTGTTGCTGGGCCAGCACGTCGCCTTCGGTCGGCATCTCGCCCAGCGTGCCCATGTTGAGAGGGCGATAGCGAACGTCGCCGCCTTCGACCGGGTCCATGTTCTCCAGTTCGCGGATGTCGTCGGTGTTCAAAACGCCGATGTCCCACATCGCCCGGTAGTAGGCCGACCGGCTCGAAGAGTCGCCGCGGAGCAACCCACGCACGTCGAACTCGATCAGATACCGATCGTCGTCGTCGATGAGGTCGCGCATGAACGCCGACTCAAATCGACGCAGCCACGGGAGGATCGTGTGCTGCACGAACTCAATGTCGGCCTGCGCGCTGCCGGCCCCGATGCCGAGCAGATGACCGGGGCACCGGAAGAGCCGTGCGATCTCCTCCAACTGGTAGCGGCGAAGCTCAAGAAACTGAGCATCGCTATTGCTGCTCTGCGGGATCTCGTAGGGCTTGAGCCCGCCCGTGAGCACCGCCGTGTTATGAGAGTTGCCGACGCCGCCATGCCGCCGGTCCCACTGCGACCGCAGCGACTCGCG